GACTGGATTTGACCATACAAATACTTTTTAAGACATGGCCGAAACTCTTTAAACCGCTTGGAGGCGCCAAGAATCTCATAGGTGACTCTCATCTTCTTAATATCGTCTTTCCTATCAAGGACAGCGAAATCCATCAGTTTTCCCAAAAATGCCAGTCTATACTGTAATGGTAGGTAATGTAGGTTTAATCCTAAAATACCATCTGAATACTTCTCTAATACCAATACCAAAGGGAATTTATCATAATAAGGCAAATCTTTTTTACCGATTGGACTATAATAAAAAAAGTATAGTCCACCTAGACCAAAGTTATTCTTTTGTCTAAAATCTTCACGGTTGATGGTTGATCGTATGGTTGCTGGATTTCCTAAATCAGAAATTTTAGATTTTAACCATTTTAACGAGTCTTTCGACATCGTTTGAATTTCATCAGCCGATTTTTGTTTTGCGAGTGTTGTAAGTTTAGACGCCATTTGATTATTTAGTTGATTCCCAGATGATCTTCAGTTAGAATCTTGAACTCCCAACCACGATCCAGGCAGAACTCAGTTGCGGCCTTCCATTTGGCTTGGTTAACTCCCCAAGTGGCTACCTCATTAATGTATTGTTTGGTGATTCTTTTTCTTTGTTCTGGTTTCTCAGTTTGCTTCTTTGGCTTCACTTCTAATATCATAGTTTTTACTAAACCATCACGGGTTTTAACTTTGACCAGAAAATCAGGAAAGTAACGGTGCCTTCTACCGTCTACGGGAGATATATAAGGAATAATAAGTTCTTCAGAAGCCCAAGAAACAATGTTATCGTTTCTATCAAGCCAAGACATTACCTTACATTCCCATGAGGACCTGTAAATGATGTTATTTGCATCCCCAACATACTTTTGGGGGTTTTTAGGTGTAAATCGTCCAGAATATGCCATAAATAATATGTATAACTTTTTTTAGAGGAATCAATGGCTATCTTATCCATTCCAACATCTATAGCTGGTGTATCGATACCATCAGGTCTATTTAACCCAAATAGTCCACTAGCTTTGCTGTATGGAGGTCTTGGAGTTCAAACATATAAGTATCCTTCAGATTTAGCAACAAGTCCATCAAAATCTCATTACGTTCAGTTTTCTATATCAGAAATCATACCAGCACATTACGCTGGTGGTGGCCAAGTTCCTTTGAATGAAGAATTGATTGAAGGTGAATCTGTTGGTTTACCTGGATTTGGTGGCCTAGTGGGTGAAATAGAATCAATGAGTGGTGAACAAAGCACATGGACAGAATCTAGCACAGGTCTTTATGAATTGACCGAGGAATCTGGTGGCGGTGGATTTTTCTCAGAAGTTATAACAAAAGGATTAAAAGTAACTCCTACACGGACTAAACCTAAAGCATTTGTATCTTTGTATATGCCAGATACAGTCAATGCACAATATAATTCAACATACGATGAATTAAGATTAACAGATTTAGGTTCTTCAATCAACACACTCAGAACACTTGACCAATTAGCTCAAAGACGGTCTCAAATTGGTGGTTCAGTTATGGATGCATACAATAGTGCTGGTGGCGGTGTATCTGGCATTATGAGTGGCCTAAAACAAGTAGGTAACATTGTATCTACTGATCCTGCTGCCATATCTTTAATCACTAAAGGTGTTCTTGGTCGTATTCCTGGTGTTAATGGTGGTGCTTTAGAAGATGTTATGTTAAAGGGCCAAGGATATGCAATCAATCCACAGTTACAAATGATCTATCGTGGTATTGGTCTAAGAAGTTTTCAATTGTCATTTGTGTTCACACCAAATTCACAAGGTGAAGCAAATGAAGTAAACTATATTGTTAATCTATTCAAGTATCACTTTGCACCAACATTAATCTCCGCAAAAGAAGTTTCTTCAGATTCAATGTATTTGGTGCCGCCATCAATCTTTAATGTTGAGTTTATGATTGATGGTAAAGAAAATCCATTTCTACCAAAATATGGAAATTGTGTATTAACAGACATTGATATTAATTTTGCACCAAATGGTTGGGCAGCTTACGATGACGGTGCGCCAATACAAACCACACTAACCATGACATTTAAAGAAACAGAGATACTCGACAAACTCAAGATACAAAAGGGTTATTACGGTGTCGAAGGAGGTTTACGTTAATGTTATATTTTGAAAATTTTCCAAAAGTAGCATCGAGTGACTACAAGAACAATGCGGTATTGGCCACAAATTTAATGGCCAGAACAACGTTCATTCCGTCACTTTTAACCAATCCTTTATTATTTTATTCTTATGATATACAAGAAGGTGATACACCAGAGATTGTGGCCAGTAAATATTACGGAGATGTGAATAGGCATTGGTTAGTATTGTATGCCAATCAAATTATTGATCCACAATGGCAATGGCCTCTTACATCACAACAGTTAAAAATATATATTGAAGATAAGTATGCTGCCGAAGCAGAAGAAGCCGAAGTACCAAGCGTTATATCATATGCTCAACAAACAGTAAAGCATTATCAAAAAATATTTGGCACAAACAATAGTGAAGGTGGTAGGACTTCTAGAACAATGATTATCGATAAAGAAGAATATGATTCATTGACACCAGAAACAATAACACAAAATTTTGCAAACGGTACTGTTGTTCAAAGAATTATATCGATAAAAGCTTTGAGTATCTATGATTATGAGGTTGAACTAAATGAAAGAAAAAGAAAAATATATTTGGTCAACAATATCTATGCCTCACAAATAGAAAACCAATTTAAAGAGTTGATGAGTCAATAAACCATGGCAGGTATTCTATATCCTAAGGACTATGCTCTAGTCAATTTGATGTTGGTCAATTCCGTGCAAAACATGGACTTGAAGAATATCATGGTTGAACTATCGTATCACGAAGATATATTCAACAATACTGCTTCAGGATATGTGATGGTTGCAGATTCTATGGGTTATATTGAGTTGTTGAGTATGAATGGTACAGAATTTCTGAGAATGACTTTTGCTAAAGTAAATGGTGTGGCGGAAGTTGATAAAACATTCCGTGTATACAAAGTTGATAAAAGAAAACTTGAAAACAATATGTATACTGAATCGTATTGTTTATATTTTTGTTCAGAAGAAATGTTATTGTCTGAACAATATAAGATTTGTAAATCATATCCACAATCTACCATATCTGAAAATGTATATGACATATTGAGTAATGAATTGGGTATACCTGATGATAAAATGGAAATAGATGAAACATATGGTGTATATGATTTCAATATACCAACAATCAAACCATTTGATGCAATCAATTGGATGTCAAACTATGCTCGACCATCTTCAGGTGTACCTGGTGCTGACATGGTGTTTTTTGAAAACAAATATGGTTTCAATTTTAAGTCGTTACAAAAGTTGATGACACAACCACCATATTATAATTACAGTTATAATCCAAAAAATACCGATGAGAAGAATATGCACAGTAATGTATATAATGTTACCACATACGAGATATTGAATTCATTCGATACATTACACGGAATTAATTCGGGAATATTTGCAAATCATTTGTTGTCGATTGATGTATTAACACGAAGATTAAAAACAACAGAGTTTGATTATAAATCATATGACAAAAAATCAAAATCTTTGAACAGAGCACCTATTGTCAATGATTATTCGAATCGATATGGTGACAGTTTAACAGATACATCGAGAGCTGTTTATAAATTAACATTCTCAAATTTTAATCAAAAAATTGTAGAATACATAGAAAATAATGGTCGTGATCCTGAAGATGAAGAGGTTGAAGGTGGTACGGTAGAAGGATCAGCAACAGCTGCCGATATATTTGCTGAAACTTATATACCCCATAGAACGGCACAATTGTCGTTGACCAATTATATTAGAATAAAGATATCGGTGCCTGGAGATCCAGCTTTGACAGTTGGCCAAACTTTAAACTTTTCTTTATTGTCTTTGACACCAGAATCTAAGAAAGCGGATTCTTACTACTCAGGCAAATATTTGATTACAGCAGTGCGTCATATGATTACTATGAATGAATATAAAACAGTATTGGAACTGGCCAAAGATAGTGTACCTACAAAGTATGCTGCTTCGGCTGGATTTACAGGATAAAATGAGATGTCAAAAACAGTTAATAATTTTGCTGGATTAAATGGTTTTATTTGGTGGGTTGGTGCTGTAGAGAACCGAGTTGATCCTTTGGGACTAGGTCGTTGCCAAGTGAGGATATTTGGTTGGTATGGTAAAGAAATACCGACAAAGAATTTGCCTTGGGCTCAAGCAGTATATCCAATCAATCACTCAAAACATTTTTCAGCACCGATGTTAGGTGATTGGGTTCTAGGATTCTTTTTAGATGGTGAAAGTGGTCAAGCACCTTGTATGTTAGGTGTTATGCCGGGTATTTGGCAAGATCCAGATAGTTATAAGTTTGAACAATCTGAAGAACCAGATATGACAGATACACAAAAAGAAGAATTTGCTGATCCAGAAGAATTAGAAGGAACAGATCCAAACAATAACGTAGATGCTTATAATGCAGAACCAACAGATACACCTGAAGAACCAGAGGAATAAGAGGAGATAAAATGCCAGTATTAGCGGAAATCGAATACGATGAAAGTAAATATAATAGTGTCGTAGAAACTAATCCACCACGACCATTGGTGGTTGGTGATCGTATGAATGTTCCTGGTCGTCCAACAACACCAGAATTAGCCAGAGGTCATAGAAATGGCACAATTGTTTCTTTTACAAATTATCATACAGTAGCAATTAGTGATCCTAAAGTTACATTACCTTATTATGTAAAAAATCAACACACTGCAATCAGAAATTCAAATCGAACAAAAAGAGATTCGACAGAGAGTGCACAGTTAAATGAATCGAAAAGTGGCGCTATTAAAACTCAATTGAGTGAAGCAATCAAATGGGTGAAGGCTAAATTGAAGTTAATAAATAGATTGTTAAAAACGATTGATAACTTTTTCAAAATGTTGGCAACTGTTGTTATGAAAATTAATCAGTTGATAGCATGGATAAAAGCACTGCCTGTTATGATTGTTCTTTTAATGGCCAAAGTTTTAGCTAGGTTGATTGCAGCTGGTAAATCTGCAGCAGCTGCCGCAATTGGTAAAGTTGGTGGTAGTGGTTCAAACAAAAGCTCTGGTTCTGAATTTGGTGGCCTATTGAGAGAAACAAAAAGAACTTTGACAGGTGCTGCTTCGGTCGCTAAGAGTGCTCTATTATTAGGCACCAGTGTTGC